TCGGCATTTTAAATTTACCGAACATATTACCCATTTTTTTAACTTTATCTTTGCCAGCTTCTTTCTTATCTTCTGCTGCTGTTCTTTTAACATTAGCTGCATCAGCCATAGCTTTCTTACGTGCTTTCTCAGTAGCTTTATTACTCATGCCAAGGTGAGTTCTAATACCACCAAGCATCTGTACTAATGCATCAGTATTAACTTTAATTAATAATAGAGCTTTAAGTTCATCATCACCTGTTCCTGGCGCAGTTTCTTTGACAGCGTCAACAATAGTACCTAGTCCAACTCTCTTATCTCTGATAAGTATTTTATTAAACTTTTTCTTTTTCTTAGCTTCTTTGTTTGATCTCTTAGCTCTTTCACCACTCTCGGTAAACTTTTCACCAATCTTCGCAGTAAACAAACCAGATTTAACTCTTCGTTTAAAGTCTTCTCCAGGATCAATGAATTGAGCATCTTGTTGTACATTGCCTCCAGCCGAGACAGTAAGCTGCTGTTTTTGATACGCCTGATTCTCAAGATTCTGACGGACTTGTGCCATATTCATCTGCCTTAATGAAGCAGAAATCTCGTTTAATAAACCTATATTATCTTTAGCCATTGTTCTTTTTATTTTCCTCGTTTGCTTTTCTTACATAATCTTCTACAAGAGAGACATATATTTCCCTTTCCCACGGTATCATATCATCAAGAGACTCTAATGTAAAACTATGTTGGTTCATTAATACAAAATTGCTTTCGTAATAATTCCCAATATTAGTGTGAGAAAGGGCTATTGAAAAAAATCAATTAATCCTTTTAACTCTATCTTGTTATCTTTCTTACAAGATGTACACTTAAACTCTAAGTCATAACTCAATTCTGGTGCTTGTGAAACTTTCTCAAGTAAAGCACTAAATTGGTCAGGACCTAAACTCTCAACAAATTCTACTAATTCCTTCTTTGAAGAATCACTAGCAGCAAATGTTTCTTCGCCACTATAGATTGTTCCAATACTTCTGGCAACCATATTAATTAATGTATCAGTACCAGTTTTCATATCATCTTCAGTTAATCTATTTTTCATAGTTGGCCATATTAAATCAATAGATATGTCATCTGTTATCTTAACATGCATATCAACATCTTCTTCAAGGCCTTTAACTATTACTTTAGCTAAATCAACTTTACGATCTTTGTTCACTTCCTCACAATGTTGGCAAGGAGGGTTTACTTTAATACCTTCACCTACCGACTTTGCTCTTAAGTTTACAAACATAAACTCAATATCAAATGTTGTTAAAGACTTTATATTAATTGGTGATTCTACACAAATACCAATAATATCCATAACAGCACTTTCAATCGATTCATCACTTTGAGTTTCTAATGCTATTAGCAATATCTTCTCTTCTTTGACCAAATAAGGTCTGTATGTAATACTCTCGCCCGTTGAGGGCACAATCATATCATACTTTGGGGTTGCAATTTTTGGCAACATATCAATCTCTCTCCATATTAAAAATTAAAACAATCTCTTAAACGTATCTAACGTATCTCTTCCTATTCCTAGCATGTGATCAGCTACTTCTGAAAAGCCATCAACTACTCCCACGCTCCTGTAATTATCGTATTCAAATGTAACACTTACTTCTAATAAACCTTCACCTTCAGAACTTAATTCAATAGCTCCTACCTGTATAGGATATGCATTCTGCAATATGAGTGAATATCCTGGAACAATATCATTGCCTGAAGATAATTGCTGTATAGTTACATCTGTACAATATTCATTCTTATAAAATGTTTTATAATGTTTTGATGTTGTATCTACAATCATCTCTTGCCACATATCAAAATACTTTCTTATATAATAATCATTCGTTAACATGAAATTCATGGTTACTTCATCTGCTATTGCACCATATGGTTTCTTTGACATATGATGATTATGTGTGGCTTCAGTTGTAGATATTCTTTTTCCAGGTAATGTTACTGATCTACACAGTATAAACATATCTCTTGGATCACTAATAAAATCTCCGGCATTAACACCATCACCCGATATTAAATTACTTAATAGCGTGGCTGGATTAAATTGTAATAAGCTATTCATACTCTTTGAAGGATGAGTAATATATACACCAAATCTATTTGGCCGTGCTATACCACCACGACGATTGATCGTTGACTTCATTGAATCTATGCTTACTGGTAATGACATTAGTATTGTCCCTTAGAATCTGCCCAAACTTTACCAGCGCTAGCCTTCTTAAAGTTTGATGTTTGTAAAAATATTGCTATATTCCATTCCGCTGCATTGACCTTCATAATATTTGAAGTTACGTTAGTTGACAGATAATGTTTAAAGCACGGTTTAAAGTATTTATAATTCTTTGTTGCCATTAGCAACTTATAAGTTATCTTAAATCTAGTTGTTGCATTAAACTTTTGATTAGATGCAACATCACCTAATTTATCTAAGAAGATAGCACGAACTTTAGGCGGTAGGTAATGTAGGTTTATAGCATGAAATCCGCCCTTTGCAGGACCAACAACAATAGCTAATGGAAATGTATCGTAGTATGGTAACGTTTGCTTTAGCTTAGGATTATATGTGTACATAACCATATCACCTGGAGAAGCTCCAGCCTGTTTTCTTAAGCCATCATCACCTAAAATGCTAGGACCTAACTTACCAAGCTTCTTCACATTCTTTGAAAACCAATCATTAGCTTCTTTACTTCTTGCTACTAATCCTTTCTTGAATGCTTCTGCTTCTAACTTATCGAATAAACTAGCCACTAAATGTCTCCATTAATTGAGGTCCGAATACTACCATAATATATGCTATGATACCAAGAGCAGCTATGCCTCCCAGCAAAAACTTTATTTTAAAATCATCTACTACCATTTTGAATCCTATTATTTCATTCCCTAATATTCTTAGAGATAATTCTAATTTGCCGTCATTTTGTTCTTCTTCATTCATAACTATATTTATAACCTTTTCTTCAGTGTCTTCCATATTCTTTTGCCAGTCTTTGTCTTGCTAGCTTTCATCTTCATACTCATGGTACGTATACCCATAGCTTCTAATTCATTCTCAGTCCATATTTGAAATTCATATCCACGTTCCTCACAAAACTTATTAGCATACTTCCACTTAGATGTATTCTTCATATAGGTTAATGCTTCATTAAGCTTTTTCTTTTTAGGTGGTTGTGTTTGTGCTGATGGTTTGATCTCGACTAATAGAGTACGGCCTGAAGTTGTTCTTATAGTGAGGTCAACAAAGTATCTGTGAGGCTTATTGTCTGTTGCACATATATAACCTATAACAGTTTCTTCAGAGTTCCACCACTTGACCCATGATGCAGTGTCCATATATCTAAATGCATTGCGTTCCCATAGGGATCTATATTTTATTTTGTTAGCATCACCTTTATACTTAGCAAGGTTCTTTGGCTTCCATGATCCAGAATATGTTTTTTTCATGTAAGTATTTATACAAACCCGTATAAATAAGTATTATACAAACAAAGGAACCATTATGAGCACACCAGATGATTTAGCCCACCTAGAAAAAATAGGAATAAGTACAGATACCGTTGGCTGGGAAATGCGATTTGGTCAAGACCACTGGAAATATCCAGAGACTGTTGGTAATGATACTTCAATGGATGATGTAAACTTTAATAGTCATGACTCAAGTGCATATGCTAAACAGCGTATGGATAAAATATCTGAAACTACGCATGAACCATTTATGCTTTTTGAGATGATGTCTATAGATGAAGCTGCAGCACAAGCTAAACTTAAGCACCAGGTTGAGTTAACTAAAACTTTTACCGGCTTATTTACAGGTGCGGGTACTTCAGAGAATGAAACAGCTGAAGGCGTTGACTTAATTGAGGGAGTTAAAGAAATTGCTACCAATGTAAAAAACACGATAACACAGTTTATAAGAGAGTCTAGTACACCAGCTGAAAGAAATTATACAGGTTCAATTGCATTATATATGCCTACTGATATTCAAATAAATGATTCAATGGTTTATAATGAAGATACCAGAAAATTAGGAGCTGCCTTAAATGCTATGGCAGGTGCTGATGGAGATAATTCAGAGTTGATGAACTGGGTAACAATGACTGATCCAGCTGTTCTTGCTGGAATGGGTGCTGCCGCTGGTATTATTCCAGGAATTCCTGCTGCACTTACTGCTGTAATTACCGGTAGCTTAGGTACTCT